GTAGCACCAAAATGATCCCTGATGGTTTTCATACCAATCAAGAAGTTCTACTCCTCCAGCACCACCGTCGGTTGTATACTGTGCATCTGGAGAGTTAGGGAGTCCAGATTGTCCAGTCATTTCTGATTGTCCGTTTGAATCAAAGTCTGGATTAAAGGCAAAAGATCTTGAAGGTAAGTTAGTATAACTAAGATTTATTACTCTTTTGTCTGCTATATGATAAGATCTCATTCTTCCGTTTATCATACGTTCACGCTTTTCAATTCTTATTTTTCCAAAATCTATTGGTGATCTATTGTCATCTGATAAAATTAAAAATTGATCAATGTTATTTGGATCTACTTCAGATCCTGGGTTAGCATTAATTTCAAGACCGTTAGGTATATACAAACCATTTTCTAGTTTGCCAGAATTTTCAGACCACAACATAGCCTGTGGTCTACCATATTTTTTACGACCATTCATATAAGTGCTAGTTGCCATTATATTCTAACGCTCCTTAACTTCTGAGAATTTACTCTCTGTATGTTTGTCATTACAGCCTGTGCGATTTCGTCTGGGTTTGCATCAGACTTAACGTTTACATTAATACTATAATTATACACTGAGTCGCCAACTGACTCTCCATTATTTATAGCCTTCATATTATCAAGACCAAATGATTCGACAGCATATCTGCTCATAACAAATTCACCTGGAGTAAGCATTGATGGAATAACATCTGTTCCTATTATTGGTCCGCCCTTAGCAAATCTCTTTATTATGCCACCAGCAGACTTACTCTTTCCCCAGTTAGCAAATGAATTTGCTGCTGCTGCGTTGCCTCCGAACTTCTTAAGATCTGCTGCAGCCTTTGCTTTTGCTGCTTTATCTGCATTTGCTTTTTGTACTGCCTCTGCCTTTTTCTTTGCTGCTTCAGGCCCATCGTATTTTTTAGCAAGGGCAGCAGCATTTCCCATTCTATTAAGATCTGCAAGATGCTGTCCAGCAACAGATCCAGCATTTTGTGTTGCTTTCTTTTCTGCAACCTTTTGTGCAAACAATGTAGAGTTTTGTGCAATGTTGGATGATATATTTGCTTCAAGACTCTTTACATGTGCCTTGGCTGTTGGATCAGTAATGCTCTTATATGTAGACTTATATGGTACTGGTGTTGTTGCTGGGTTTACTCCAGATACCCCGCCAGTTACGACAGAACCACCCTTAGAGCCTCCTGTAGAGCCTTTACCTGTTGAACCATTGCCTGTAGAACCATCGCCTGTAGAACCATCTCCTGTTGAACCATCTCCTGTTGAACCATCGCCAGTTGATCCATCGCCAGTTGAGCCATCTCCTGTAGATCCATCACCAGTAGAGCCATCTCCTGTAGAACCGTTAGTCACGTAATTAACTGTAATAGTTACAGTCTTATCTTTAATAGCATCATAAAGAGCCTTAATTCTGGTCCAGATATCTTCTGCTGTACCGCTCTGAGCGTTAAAACTATCCAATGCATCTTTTAATTCTTTTCTAAGTTTTTCGTCCATCAAGGTCATCTGGGTTAGCATCTCTTCCCATTGATCTCTTGTTTGTCCAGCAACTACTCTATTTCTATCATTTGCAGCAATAATGTTTCCAAGAACGACTAACTGATATTCTAGCGCAAGATTTTTAGTTGTTTCAAGATTAATTGCAGTTTGCAATGGAAGAATCTTATCTTTTTCAATTTGATAAATTCTTTCTTCGTGTGCTCTAATAGCAAGCAGTTTAACTTCTCTTGCCTCTTCTATTGCATATATAGCATCTTTAGTTTCTTGTATACTCTTTTGAAGAGCAAGTCTGGCTGGATCATTTTCAAGTGCATATATTTGTTGTGATATTTCCCAACGTCTTTCTTCAATTTGTTCTCTTGTTAATCCATTAGCATTTGTTAATCCATTGATTTCATTTTCTCTTGATTGCTGTAATGCATCGCTTTGGCCAGTAGCAAAATCTGCTGCATTGCCAGCCCTCATTGCTTGGGCAGCACGGGCAGCAGCAGAAATATCTCCTTGAGTTAAGGCATCAGCCAAATCAAGTTGCTGTTCTTGTTGACGAATAATAGAGTCGTTAACCTTTTGAACTTCGGCTAATGCTTCTGCTTGCTTGTCATACTTTTCATTAATCTTTCCTGCTTGATAATCCATAACCTCTAGGTCATGAGAAAGGACATTAGATTCATCCTGAAGCGTCTTTATAGGACGCTCATACTTCATCTCTATTTCTCTTTCCCAGTCATCAATCTTTTCCTTAAGATCTTCTAGGACATACTTTAATTTACCAGTGACCTTCTGTCCATCTACGGTAAGGTTTAAATCCTTAACATCCATGTTTTCAATATCAGATTCAATCTTTGCAATCTCGTCACGAATCATAGAAATCTGATGTTCATAAATTGCAAGTTCAGCATTCATTGCTGATAGGGCTTCGTCGCTCTCTGTCTTTGTCCTACTCAATTGCTTAAATGTTTTTCCACCAAGTTCTGGTGTTACTGAATTTTTTGGAGCCTTTAATGTATATTCGTCCATTGTCTTATATGCATCAAAAATCTTCATTGCTGCATCATAAGCCTTTTGGAACTTTTCAAGAGGTGTTAATAGATTTTTCTCAAGATCCTTTGCGGATTCTGAACTACTAATTAAATCAAATAATTGCTTCATGCCATCCTTGGCATCATATGTTCCAGCCTTAATTGCATCCATTATTGCAACCATCTTAATTAAATCTTCTGGGTCCTGAATTGCATCATATATAGACGTAATAGAAAGTGCAACTTCCTTGCCTTCTGCATCTAATGTTTTAAAAGTAGACAAGAAATTAATTAGTTCTGGGGTTTTCTTTAAAGCGTCAATTCTTGTTTGGTTAGTTTTTGTTTTGTCTACCAAACCATTTATCTGTTCTCTTAGCACAGCCTGCTTAGTTAAAGCATTATTTGTCTTTAATTCTTGTGCTGTTATTTGTCCAGTTGCTATGGCTGTAACGTATGCTTGATTCTCCATAGCCTTTTCTATTTCTAAATTAGATAGACCAGCAGCCTTTAATTTTGCATATGCTTTATTTTGTTCGTCTATGTTCTTAAGTACATTCTGTTGCTCTATCTGGAACTCTCCTACAACGGCCTTATCCATTCCTTGGCGCATTGCGTTTCCTTCATCAGTTAATACAAAATCTCCCTTTTTGTATTTCTGAGTTCTGGTTTTCATCTTTCCAGTTTCGTAATCAAACTCTTTATACTTTTTGCTTCCAGCCTTTGTTGCAGTGCTTCCAAACTTCTTCTGCTCTTCTGGGTCTAGTTGTGTAATAAAGTCAATAAAGTCTTGGCTATAACCCTTGTTCATTAGTTGCTGTTCTATACCAACAAACTTATTTGCGACAGACTTGCTGCCTGCTGCCTCCATTGCCTTTTGTAATTCTTTAAATCCACCAGCAGCATTTAGAGCAGCATTTCTAACATTCTTAAGACGCTTCATTACGTCTGCAAATGGATCTGCTTTACTGCCACCACCCTTTTCGTCATCCTTAAACTTTCCAGCCTCAGCATTTGCAATATCTTGATTTACTGCCTGCATTGTTCTTTGTCCAGCAAGTTCATTTCTTACTTTCTCTCTTCCTGCTGGAGTATTGTAATAAGCATTAATCCATCCCTGTTTCTTTTTATCAGCAGTTGCAACCCTTCGTGCAATTTCAGCACTGACATCACCTTCGGTAATTGTTTTTTGTACTGTAATGTATTCTTGAATAATAGTTTTCTTAGTTTCGTCTGGAAGATTTTCCCATTGACCCCATAGAGGAATAAGTCCTTCTAAACTAACCCCGCCAATATTTTTCATTTCCATTAATGCTGTTTTTGTTATTGGAGTATCTATCTTTTCTACTTCTTCTAATGCCTTTTGTAAATCTTCAAGGTTTGCTAGTGCATTTTCTGAAGAGAAGAATGCTTCAATGTTTACTTCCTTGCCAGCCATCTTTTGAACCAGTGCTATTGCAGAGGCAGTCTTTTCAAACTCTTGTGGATTCTTTTTTAGAACATCTACAAGAATCTTTTTTGCTACTTCATCCTCTACTCCACCGAGGCTATTAATTAACTGTGTAACTGCTCCTGGATCATGTTTTGTTAATGCTAATGTTAAGTTTCTCTCTAATCCTTTTTCATCAACGGTGCCATCCTTACCTGTAAAAATATCAATGAGTCTTTCTCCAGATTCAACACCAAGATCCCCTGATGCAACAACTGTTTTAATCTTTACTTCTAGTTCTTCAGATTGTAACTTGTCTGCAGATTTTTGTAAAAATGTTTTTGCAAAAGGATTTCCTTCATACTTAGTGGCTATTTGAGAGTTTAATGAATTAAAAAATGCGTCTTTGGTTTGATCATTTTTAGATGCAGTTCTAAATGCTTTAATCTGATCATTTAAAATTGCCCTATTCTTTTCTCTTAATGCATCAAGTCCTGACTGCTTACGACCTTCAAGATTTAGTATTTCATCATCTATCTTTTTTTGTTTTGCCTTATCCGAAGTTGCTGCCTTTTGTGCTTGTAATTTTTTAATTTCAGTATCATATTGTTTTGATAAAGAGTCTTGTTGTGCTAAGTTTAACTCTAAGTTATTAGCATTAAGTGCTGCTATTTGTGCTGCTGACTTTTCTGCATCAGTTTCAGTAAAGATAGGCTTTATTGCTTCTTCCCATGCCTTTTTAGGGTTAAATAATCTTTTGTATCTTTCTATAACAGACTCTTCAGTGCTTGGCAAATTCTCATCTATATCTTTAGATAGATTTTTAACTGCTCCAGTAGATAACTTTCTTTGCTCTGTAATTAAATTCATTCTAACATTTAGTGGATCTTTAGTTAAGTCTTGTCCCTCTGGACCGATTAGGTCTAGTAGTTGTCCACTAATCTGTGATATCAATGTTGTATTGTTTAATTCAATACCGATTTGTGAAGCAACGCTATGCGCTTGCTCTGCTGTCATAACTCCATCAGAAACGTATGCTGCTAATTGAACTGATATTGCCTTAACTGCATCTATTCCGCCAGCAGTCATGTTTTGCTTAAATGATTCAAATATTGATTTACCAACTTCGCTATCTATAAATGTTTCACCGAACTGTTGCTTACCTCTTTCAAAACCAGTAGTATATCTATCTGCAGCGCCAGTCTGTCTTTTTCTTGCATAAATCTCACTAGCACCTACAGTGTTGGTTAGTTGCCCTATCTTTGACATCTTTTCTGTAGTTGCTGTAATTGAATCAACATATTTAGACTGTGACTCTGCTGCTTTCTTTGCTGCCTTGTCAGTTAAATAGAATGCTCCAGCAGCAGCAGTTAGCCCAGTTATAGCCCATCCTATAGGACCCATTCCAGCAAGCATAGGAGCCATTCCAGCAACTGCGGATGCACCCATTGCTACCATACCAGCAGTTTGTTGTCCAGCCATCATTAGGCCCATACCTGCAGTTCCAAGGGCCATTGAGGCTCCGCCAGAGAATCTATTTACCTTTTCTTGGCGAACTTGTTTGCGCTGTTCTCTGTCTGCTTTTTGTGTTTGCTTTAATTGTTTTAATGTTCTCTGTTGATCTTCTTTTACTGCAGCATCGTAGTATTTTGCCTGTGCAGCATTTAATTGTGCTCTACGCTCATTCTCAAGGAACCTTTTTCTTGCAGCCTCAGTTTGTTTTTTGTTATTTGCTGCTTGTTCTTTTTCTCTTGCTGCTTCAGTTCTTGCTGCTTTTTCTGTTGCAGCAACTGCTACTTCCTTAGCCCTTATTTCTTTCTTTGCAAGTTTTCTTAATGTCTTATCAATTTCTGCCTGGCTAAAACCTTTTCTACGTAGATCTACTGCTATCTCTCCTTGACGTCTAGTAGGATTAGTTATTCCTCCGCCACGTAAAGTTTTATCTCCATCTTCAAAACCAGGAAGCATTCTAAGTCTTGCAGCCTGTGATGCAGTTGCAACTGCTTGACCCTGTCTCCTTCTAACAACTACGTTATCTGAAGTACGTCTTCCCCTTTCATCAACGCCAACTGTACCCTTTGGTAGAGGAGAACTGTTACTACTATTAATCTTTTCTTTAGCAGTCAAATCTCTGTTAACAAGGCTTTCACCTCTCTTTGCAGCAACAAGTACTTCATCTGCTCTTTGAGCAGCAAGGTTCATTACTTTACCTGGCTGGAATTGAGGATCTGATAATAAGGTGAGTAGCATTTTTGGTGTTCTTAAATCTGCTGGTAAATACTTGGCTGCTACCTTGCCACCATTTGCCTGATAATCAATAACACGCTGATCTAATTGCGCTGCTTTTGCAAGCAACATTCTTTCTTGTGGATTTTTTGGATGGCTTCCTCTTGCCATAAATTCTGCTGCTTTTCTATATTCTTTCTTTTCTATTTCTGATAAACCAAGTACATTGTCTTTATTAAAGATATCGAGTATGTTTAACCCTCTTCTCTTTGCATTCATGTAGTTGTTTAAAATTCTGGCGTCATATAATGCCTCGCCAGTCTTCATCTTTAGTGCGCCTTGGCGACCTGTAACTTCCTGCTTTATATGTGAAAGATTTTCTTTTAATAAACTTTTAACTTCGTCTGGAGTATATCCAGCAGCCAACATGGCTCTTCCTGTTTTGGTTGTAAGGGGATTACCGATTCTTGCATTGTATTCTTGAATTTCTTTTGTGGCAAATGGCTTTACGATACTTGATATATTTGCCTTTCCACCACCAGCCTGCTTTCCAGTTGATCTTAATGCTGTTACAAAAGGTTCAATGCTTGCAAATCTTCCCTGGAACTTTCCTCCAGAAACAAGTCTGCCCTTATCGTTTGGAATAACTCCCATTCGGTAAAGCATCATGTCTGTAACTTGCTTCGCTGATCTAGAATATTTTGCCCTTCCATCTGGGTCTGCTAAAAATGCATCCAGGTCTTGCTTATGAATATATCTTGTTTCACCATTTACCATGACTGGGTGCATCTTGCTAAGTTCATTCATAAACTGTGTTTGTCTTGGAGAAGTGAAAGATTGCTCTCTGCCAGATGGTGGTACTGCTGCTACTCCACCCTTCCATGCTGCCTCGATAACTGCTCTTCTTTGAGGATCAACCTTTTCTAGTTCTCTGATAAAATCATTATTTGCAGTTCGCTTTAGTTCTTCTATTAAAGTTTTTTCTTGTGTTCCTGGTGGAAGAAGATATTTTCTAAGTTGCTCTTCTGCAATTGAATTTGTTGCCTTTGGATCTATTCCCTCAATTGCCTTTACAACTCCGTTTCCTGCACGAGCATGAACAGAATGAAGTTGCGACCAATCTGTTTTTGCTCCAGCCCTAAGTCTTTCAAGCATGTTGTTATATACAACTTGCTCGTCTGGAGTTAAATCCCAAGACTTTATAACTCTTTCTAGCCTTGGAATAGATTTATTTATTTCTGCCTTTATAGCAGCATCATACTGTGATGGTGTCATCTTTGAAGCAAGGCCTGATGTTTCTTGTGCAAAGAACTTTTTAGCACCACCCTTTACACCAAGCAAGTTAACAAGCGCTTGCTGCTCCATGCTTGGCAATCCCTTAGAGAAATCTCTAAAGCCAGATGCTCTATCGAATACTCCAGCAGTTCCAACATCAGCCAATACGTTTCCAGATAGGTTTGCCTTCTGTAAATCTTTATCTGCTCTTAATGTAGATGCAACAAGTTGCTTAACCATATCAGATTGTGAGAACTTACCATCCATGGCTGCAATTCTTGGATCATATGGAGACTCAATAACAATAAACTTTCTTTGACCTGAAGGATCTGTTGGATCAATCATAGTCTTAATACTTTGTTTTGGAGATACCAAACCATGAACTTCTCTAGCAATCTGAGTAGCACGAACTTCTGCTAATGCAGTCTTTTCATCTATTGTTGGTTTTACTACTACGATCTTTCCGTTAGGCTTTCTGTATACCCCGCCAACTCCTCTAACAGGGAAACTTCTTCCAGAGAATGGCTGAAGCAATGTGCCGAAATCAGTAGGAGCAACACTTCCATACTTTCCAGTACTTACATCCCTTGCTATCTTATCTACTATCTCTCTAGACTGTGATGCTTCTTTAGCAGACTTAGGCATGCCAACAAAAACAGCGCCTGACTGTCTTTCTGGATGTGGTTCATTATATCCTTGACGAGCATCATCTCTTCTTCTATTTCTTGCTTGCTGTGCTCTTCTAACTGCTTCTGGTCCTGCAGAAAGTGGTATACCTCTGCCTGGCCCTCCTGGAAGTCTTCCAGCCATAAAGCCTGGAACCTTATCCTGGAACATTGCAGTAATCAAACCTCTATACTTATCTGTAGTTTCTGTAGGTATAACTGCTTCTCCTGGAGAAAGCATTGCTGGAACAACGTCTCCTGCACCCTTTGGACCTGGCACAGAAATAATTCCATCTTTATACTTTTTCATTGGTGGCAACTTTGTTACTGCACGTTTAGCCCCACCAACACCTCCAGCAAACAATGCAGGATTTTGTGATGCCATAGTTCTCATTTGAGAAGTCAAAGATGAATATGCAGATGCTAATTGCATTGCTGCTGTTTTTTCAATATTAAATATTTCAGTTAATCTTGTATGAGTATTATGTAGCGCTTGTCCTGCTGCCTGTTGCTCTAACTGCTCTTGTGTTACATAATTAAATCCTGCACCCAAAACATTTGTTTGACCGTTTAACTTTGCAATACCGCCTCTTATTGTTGCAAATAGTTTAATTAAGTTTGCCAAACCATTAGCCAAAAGACCAAATGTCATAAGAACTACTGGTCCTATACCAGCAACAACTCCAACTATAGTGGTTATTACTTTTTTAGTTTGATCACTAAGACCATTAAATTTTTCAAACAAACTTCCAAAAAACTTTACTATTGGCGTGACTGCCTCAAGAAATGCCTTTCCTAATGGCATAATGTCTTGCTTGAATTGTTCTAGAGCAGCCTGGAATTTAACGCCGACAGACTCTTCGATTTTCTTCATTTCTCGCTCAGATAGAATTGCTAACTCTTCAACAGATGCGCCAGTTAACTGGAATGCTCTTGCAGCCTGTGTTCCATCCTTAGATACATTCTGGAACAATGTAGACAAACGAGCAAACTGGAATTTACCAAACAGTTGCTCAATAGCACGAGCACGATTAAGTGGATCTAGTTCATCTAGTGCTCTAGCAAACCCTACAACAGTTCCCTTAATATCTCCCTTGTTCGCTTCAACAAGTCCTTTAATATTGATTCCCATTCCACCAAGGAACTTGGCTGCTTTTTCACTAGGGTTAATTAATGAAGCAAGACCAGACTTAAGTGCGTTAGCACCTTCTGATGCATTGATACCGCCTTCCTTCATGGCAGTTAAGAAGAATGCAAGATCTTCTACGTTACCACCAAGTTGTTTGATAACTGGTGCAGCCTTTGGAATTGCAATTGTTAAATCTTCAATAGAAAGAACAGTTTGGTTTTCTACTGCGTTTAGGAAGTTAATCTTTTCTGCTAGTTCATCGCTTGACAAGCCAAAAGCATTCTGTAAAGATATTGTTGTTTCAAGTGCTTGCTGTTGCTCTACTTGTCCAAGTACCGCTAACTTAGTTGCAGTTTCTACCTGTCTAGTTAGATCTGCTCCCTTAAAACCTGCTGCTGCTGCAGTTGCAGCCATATCCATAGTTTCAGTTACAGCAACTCCGAACTTCGTATATTCAGTTGCAAGTTTTCTAATATTTTCTACTGCTGCATCGACTTCTGCATCATTAGTAAATGCATCGCCATAAACACGTCTAAACTTAACTATAGATTCTTCTAATTCTCTAAATGCTTTAGATGCATATCCACCAAGCATGGTTAGTGGTATTGTCAAACCAACCATCAACTGACGACCAGCCCACTGAGTATTCTTACCAAAGTTTAGAAGTTGTGTTGATCCCTGCTTTAATAACTGGTTTAAGAACTGCTGTCTTTGTGCAGCATACTGAATTCTAGTTCCAAGTTCTGTAAACTGACCGTTTGCCATTGCCAATGTTCTTGGCATAACACGCATAGCATCAATAAAGCCACCCTGGGCTTTAGCCATCTGAATGTATTGTGCTTGTAGCGCCTTTACTCTATCTCTGCGAGCACGGTTAATAATCTCTCGCTCTTGTGCAAAGGCCTTACCTAATGTTCTTGTATTGGCTGTAGCAGCAGCCATACTGTATCTATAATATTCTTTAAGAGATAATTTATTTTTTTCTAAGGCAGTAGTAAATGCCATAGTGCTAGATGCAACTTTACCTTGACTTACTGCAAACTTACCAGTAGCACCTATTGCTTGAACTAATTGAGCATTTAAACCTTTTTGTGCATTTGCAGCAGCCAGGTTGCCCTCAGCAAGTTGTTGATGAAACCTACTGAGGCCTGCCTGTAACTTACGTAATTCTGCTAAGGCGTCGGCAGTATTAAAATTAATATTAATATTAGAATTTACATCTGCCAATTCCTTAACACCTCTTTATTTAATTATTTTACTAAGCCAGATACCACTGACGCATCAGCGTTCTGGAAACCAGATGCTGCATCGATGATTTGATAAACTGTAGGAAGATCTAAAAGTTCCTCTAGTTGATCTCTGTCTTCTGCCAATTCTGGCTTGTATTGCTTCATTGCTATTTGAACACAGTCCATGAGAATGTCCATAGACTTTTCATTATCGTCTGCTACTGCAGTTAACTCTGCGAACTTTAACATAAACGGTCTTAGAAGAGACAACTTTAACGCTCTTACCGCAATCTCTGTGTTATCGATTAATGTGATTGTTTTCTTGTTTTCTTTAGGCTTTTCGGCCATCATTCCTCCTTAAGGTATTGAATAAATTATACCATAGTGAGGCTTTTATTTTTGCGTAAGATCCTCGTAATCCAAACCCATTCCAATACCAAAACCAGCCTTTTGTGCATTGTATCCTTGTAGTGCAGTTATGTCGTTAGGGTCATTTGCCTTACCTTTACTGAATACCCTGGCCTTCATCTCTTCCCAGGCATTGCTGTTATTGTTATTTGCTTTATCTAAGTCTACCCCCTGCATGGCAGCCAAGAACTTCTTCTGGGAATAGTCTAAGTCTCTTTTTATTTTTAATGTTGCTATTATTTCTGGCATAGACATGGACGATTCTAACTCTTCATAATCTTTCCAAATACCAAGAAGGAATACCTCTGACTCTAATTCTGCTAGGTCCAAGTCGTCCCATGTAGATCCGCTTTCAGTTGCCTGCTTCTTTACAGTTTCTTCAGCCTTTTCATTAATCTTAATACCAGCAGCAAAGTCTAATATTCTATAAATGCTTGGCATATCTATGTTATCTTCTAACTCTTCTTGTGTTCTTATTAGTGGATAATATTGCCTCATTGCTATAACAGTACATTTTGCCAAAGCATCTATTGCCTCATCGTCGTTGGTTGCAAGTTTAACATTTTCAAACTCATCTAAAAATAATTTTAAGAACTTTATTTTTAATGGGGTTATATATAGTTCTGTTCCATCTATCAGTTCTACGACGGCACTTTTGTATATTTCGGTAGGCATTCATCTATTATAGCAAACAGAAAAGCCCAGCCTTTTGGGCTGGGCTAATCTTATATTAAGTTGTATTATGCTGGGATTGTACGATCTACGATCTTACCGTAAGAACCGTTGTCATTTGGAAGCAAGCGGAATGAGACTTCAAACATTGTTGCCTCGTCACGCTTTGCGCCTACTGTTACGCTCTCAATTGAGAGTGCACGGTATGCAACGTAAACTCTTTCGATCTGATCAGATGCTGCACAGTCACCTGTTCCTGGACCAACTGCTACCAAACCACGCTCAACTGGACATTCTCCAATGTCACCTGCTGAAAGGTTAAGTGTTGGGTTTCCTGAAACTGTTGTAAGATTCTCATCCTTGCTTGCGAGAGCAAAAAGAAGATTCTCTAGTGTTGATTCTGCGAATGTAGTATTTAGGTTAACCTGCATGCCTTGCTTGAACAACTTAGCAACGTCAAGAACCTGGTCTACTGAAACTTCACCGAAATCTGGCTGGAACTGTAGTTCCAAACCATTCATTGTGTAACCTACGTTACGGAACCCTTCCTCATCGGAAAGAGTTGTCTTGTAGGACACACCTGCAGAGTATCCTGGAAGGACTCCTGCTTCTGGTAGAACACCGTCTTCGTATGTGAAGAGCGCTGCTGCACCAACGATGATATTATTGCTAGTACCACGTGTATATGCCATGTATTTCACCTCTTTATTTGTTTAGAATTAAAAGGCGTGTTTCCTCGTTAATAATTATACAGCCTTTTTATGATAGTATTCCTGGGTCAGTGACTACATTTTTGTTATATCTTGGTCTATCTTTAGGGGACTCATCAATTTTTTCATATTTATTGGTTGATTGATGATAGTCATAGTCAATAATTATCTTGTTTCCCGCATAAGTTCGGGCTGTTCCAAAGTCGACTATATCTCTTGCCTCTTCTAACTGATATATCTTGAAATTATGAAAAAAGAATTCACAACTCATTCCATCAAAGGTCTTTCCTTGAACCCACTGATTTAGTTCTTCAGCACTCTCATCTCCACGATCTAAGAGTCTAAGAACTGCCTCTTGGATTTGAATCATTTTTAAGGCTGGACTTTCTCCAGTTGCATAAAAATAATATAGCACCTGTTCACATTTAATGTGTGGGAATGGACCCCTACGCATTCTAAACATTCTATCGTAGACTGCCATAGTTCCACCATCTGGAAACTGTGTTTGAAGAGTTTCAAGTGTTGATGGTCCTGTTGGGAAAAAGGGAACATCTTCTAAGTTTGTTAAAAGTTCAATCTTTTCTTTTAGATACTGATTAATCCATAGCACTGGTGTATTTAATACTGATGTTGATTCTGTCATTTAATTGCCCCCGCATTTGCTACCCACTGATATCCAGCCTTTAATCCTACAGATCTTCCGCCACGTTTTCCTGCGTTTAAATTTTTTGCATAAACCTTTGGATACTTAAAGTATTGTCCAAGACCACTTGACTCCAAAAATGATTGTCTAAAGTAAACTCCGAAGAAATTAGAGATGACATTTTTAAACTGTCCCTCTGTTTGTCCTCCAGGATTTTCAACCTTAACCTCTCTTGAAGTAAATACTTCTTCTCCATTTATTTCAAACCTCAGTGCCTGTGCCTTTGTTGGTCTAATTGTTACGCCAATACCTTTTTCCATAACTTCTGCTTTGTTGTAAAATGGAACATTAGATCCATTCTTAATTGATGTAGACTGTTTTAATGATGACCTAAATGTTAAACCAAGATTGCTAACTGTAAAATCAATATCAAATAATCTTGCTTCTGGGCTTCCAGTTCTATGCCATTCGTATACGTGATGTAGTAGTTCTGGAGACACTCTTGCATTTGCATCTACAAACTGTGATGCTAACTCTGATATCTGTGGTCCTAGTGCTGCATACATAGCCTTCTTACCACGACCAACTCCCTCGATGAAACCAGTAGAGTAGTTAATTATGTTATTCATTTCTTTTTGAAACTGCTTACTATTAAACTTTATTCTTAACATTAAACATCTACCGCCTGATTTTCAGACCTACGAATAATTAATTTATAATAGTCTACATTTCCAAACGGACCAGTAAATGGATCTTGTGTTGCTATTTCAAATATTGTAGACTTACCTGCACGTGGGCCTGACGTTTCTGTGTATATCTCATTGCAATTTTTATCACGAATGTTTGTAATAATAACATTGGTAATTGAGTTACGAGCCTCTAAACTTGAAATTCTAATATCAGTTTTAGCACGTCCAAGAAGTATCTTATCCTGTGTAATATTTATATTTGGAACAACTTCTTCTTTAAATGCTGTACCTGCTGGAGCAAAAGAACATGCAATTGTTCTATCTAATATCCAAGTCTTTTTAACTTCACCATAGACACCCTGCTCAACTATTGGGTGATAAACATCTGCTTGCATTGGAAATGCGAAGTCTGGAGTTTCGCATATTACCATTATAGAACCCCGACGAACTCAATCGGTTTACGATACTTATCCAATATCTTATCGACTAATAAATTTCCAGTGCCGTCAAATACAGCCTTATCAAACTGAATTCTAAATTGGTCTGTGTTGTATGAACCAATGTATCTCTTGTAATAATCTAACTTGCCACAATCAATGTCATGTATTAATAACTCTGTTGCTCTTACTATATCTGATGGAACCTTATGATATCCAACCTCTAGTTCTATCTTATAGTCCCAACCTCTTGGGAAACCTCTTTCTGAAAAAAGAAAATCTAAATAATCTGTAGGTGATCCAGGATAAAGAATTGGATTTGATTCGTTTCTATTAACTAAGTCTGGATACTTTGTTGTAACTGCAGATCCGTCTGAAGTTATCTCAAACACAAAAGTGGAGTTTTCTACATCATCTGCATCATAAACTAAAACATTGTTTTCATAAACCTTTAAAATCTTTTTTGCATTTACCCAAATAGGAATATAATCTAATCCCAAACCAGTTGTCTCAATTGTCTTTTTTCTAAAATAGAAATCTACATCACAAACCGAGTCTATTATTGCTCTTGCTAATTCTTCGTTCTTTCTATATGCTTGTACTTCTGTAGCAGTTGATCCATTGTCATTTGGGTTTGAGTATGGTCTTACTACATCTACATATGTGTCTTCTCCGTCTACCGTGACTTTATACTGACCGTCATATTTTGAAGATAGTGGTATTGTTATTTTATTTGAAGCATCTGAAGTCGCTATTCCGATTACCTCTGAAGAGTCCGCCATATCAATAATTGTATAGTTATATACTGTAGACGCTGATTCAACATCAAGCGTTACACTTAAATTGTATGGCGGAACTCTCAGAATCTCCATTTAGTTGCCAAACTCCTTGGCTACTTCTTCTGGTGTAGCAAGTCTAACATGGCTACGTGTTAACCACTTTTCAGCCTGGTCTGGTGTAACGATGTTATATCCACGATATACCTTACCAACTGAACTCCAACTTACGTTCTTTGTAGAGTAAATTGCTACTGTCTTATTTGACTTCTTTGGAGAAGCATCAGCAGCCTTTTTGACTGGACGTGGTGTTGCTGTAACACCGATTACGCCATTGTCTATTGCTCCTACAGCCTGGACTGTATCACTTGAAGATGCGCTAAGATCTGCTGTTGTAATAGCATCAGAAGACTCTGGTACTTCAGAAACTGATGCCTCAACATTATTTTCTTGAGCAACCGCTTCAACGTTGGTTGATGGCTGATTGTTTTCTAACTTGTACTTTTCCCAAGCATTTAGTTCCTGGGGTTGTTCTGCATTATTGTTTTCTTCCATTATTTACCTCCTTGTGACTATTATAACAGAATAATAAAAAGTTAAGAGGGGGAGGAGAATTAACCCCTTCCCCCTCTCAAAGGTTACTGCTTACAGATTATGCATCTGCTGCAGAGTCTGCCCATGCGATTGCATCTTCTTCTTCCCATTGGATACCGAAGCGAACGAATACAGTATATTCAATTGTATCCTTCTTCGCAACGTATTCACGGTTTACGATGATATCACGCTGGAAGCCCCAAACACGGTTCTGTGGGAATGTCAAGTCGACATAACCTGCAGGGTAGTAAGGAACTTCTTGGACATCGATACCTAGAACACGAGTTGTACGTGCTCCACCGAATGTCTGACCAGCACCGTCTAGGTAAGACTGTGTGTTGGCTGATGTGTTACCATTCTTGCCAAGTGCTTCAGCGATAGCATCTGAAAGAGTACCGTTATTCTTAACGATACCTGCGAATGCATCTGTACCTACATAGAACTTAAGATTGTTCTTAAGTGCACGGTACTTGCGTGGCATAGCGAGAATGATATCCTGCATTACTGCAGGTGTCCAAGCATTGTCAGCAACAGTGATTGCTGCTTCATGCGAGTCTCCATTGTCCTTGTGCTTCTTGATGAAGCCAGGCATAATAGAAAGGAATGGCGCTGTTGCACCATCACCGTTGATAGCAAGATCTTCAATGTCATTTGCGAATGCATTTGTCATCAAGCGAACAAGATGATCTTCTAATGCACCACCCTCGACATTGTCTTCTAGTGCTTCAGCAGATACTTCCCAATCTAGACGAATCTTCTTGGTTGTAAGTTCTACCTTTGAGAATGTGGCACCAGTGTTTGTATAGTTTCCAACTGCTTGAGCAGCAGCACGAATTACACGCTCACCGACGTTGATCTTCTCTAATTCCATGGTGTTTGCTCTCATCGTCACACGACGACCATCTTGAGCGAGAACTGTAGCATCCCAAACGTAGTCAATAAAACGACGTGCCTGTTCAGGGCGTAGGATTCCGCTTGCAGCATCACCCGAAGGGTTTACGGCATTAGGACCAGTGGTAACACCAAGGTTAGCGTTAGGAATATTTCCTAGTGCGCCACCATCAGTATAATTGCCAGGGATGTTTGATCCTGCTTCAGAACCTGATGCAAATGCACCTTGTCCTTGATATAAACCTGGTGTTGTTCCACCGAGTTCGCCTGATTCTCCTGGCTGGTTTTTCTTAATTTCTTCCGACATATTGTCACCTCCTAAGTGATTCTGCTTATTAATTACTAAATAAGTCGGCTGTTTTGAGGAAACGTCCGCCCCATAGGGATTTTTCAACCATTTCTGGTTGATTCTGTATGATCTCGCCTAGATCGCCAGACTTTCGGAAAGCAGTGTCTGCTTCTACTGCGTCTACTCTCTTTCCAAACTTGTCAACATGTTCAACTGTTGCAGCAATGTCTTTGGCGACTGCTTCAAGTGAACTCTTTACTGCTGCCGTATCGACCTTTGTAGACTTAAGCATTTCTACTTCTGCCTGCAAAGACTTTACGGTTTCAACTAAATCGCTAAAGGCTGATGTAATTGTATTCTTGATTTCTGCAACTGCTTCAACAATCGCTTCATCTGATTTAGATACTTCTGTAGCAACTTCTGCTGCTAGTGCTTCAACTGTTTCTTCAGCCTTTTCGACTACTTCTTCAGTCTGTGCAACTTCTTCAGTAACTGGAGCCTCTTCAGACTTTTCAGCAACTTCTGCAACAGGAGTTGCTGAAAAGTCTGAAGAGGCTCCAGTTACTGAAGAAGTTGCACAGACTGAAGAAGTAGTCGAAAA